GTTTAATGTGGGCTACAATAGCACCAAAATATTTCTTACATAAAATTGTTAATTCTAAAGGAGGAATATTAAATACACGGGTTTTAGGTTTTCGAATCTTTTCTATGGGCGACAATGTAGTGTGGAATGATTGTTTGAAAGATGAATTGCGTCCCATAGAAAAGATTCGAAAACCTAAAACCCGTGTATTTAATATTCCTCCTTTAGAATTAACAATTTTATGTAAGAAATATTTTGGTGCTATTGTAGCCCACATTAAACGCCACTTCAATAAATTAGGCTCTTCAATAGGAATGGATCCCATGTCAATAGATTGGACCTCAATGAATCGACGACTCCTGGAAAATTCCGAATTTGGCTTTGATACTGATTTTAAAAATTGGGACGGACGAATGAATACTGTTGTGTGGTTTGTTTTCTTGCAAATGTGTGACATTTACTATCAAAGAGAACATGCCGCAGACCCGAAAACCCGAAATGTACGACATGGATTACTTGCCCACATGGCTCACCGCTGCTCTGTTGTTTTGAACCTATTAATACAAGTATTTATAGGAGATGGTTCTGGATGCTGGCTTACTGATATAATAAACTCGACTGGAAATACTTTTGAACATGCTTATGCTTATTTCAATCTCGTGCCACCAGAATTCCAATCATGGAAATCCTGGAAGGAAAATGTAGTTTTCCTATCATACGGTGATGACTGTATGAATTCCGTCAAATTGCGTATTCTTCAATATTACAACGCAGTGACGGTAGCCAAAGAGTTGGCTAAATTTGGCATGGAAGCAACACCTGCAACGAAAGACGCTGAGCTTGTTCCCTTCAAATATGTTACCGACCTTATTTACCTGAAAAACCGAACCCGACAAGTTGGAGTGCTCTACTTACCATTAATGGACCTTGATACCATAATTGAAATGGTAGCTTGGGTGCGCGCAAAATCTCGCGACGAACATTGGACAATGTTAATTGATAATTGCAATACATCTTTGCGATTTATGTCCATGTATGGCCCAATAATGTTCAATAAGTGGAGAACACGACTGATATACGAATTGACCCGAGTACGACCGCCTGCTGCCGAAGTTAACCTTTTGCAATACATTGACTGTGTGAAATTATACGATATTCTTCAAATGATTCCCGACGATAATGGACTTGACGAACCGCTCGATATTGATCCCGCCGAACACGAACTGTATAATCCTGATTTGTTTATTCGATATGCATGGGAAGATCTATGCAAATCCAAAGATTTGGTGCTTGCTGCTACATCGGAAAGTGCTTCTGGTGTTAAAGTAGCCGACGAACAACCTATGATAGGTATTGCTGAAATGCAACCTGGAGGTGCACCCGATAGATATCGGAAAGGAATAATGCCCGATATGAAATGGAATTTGCAAAACATGTCATCTCGATTGAACTTAGTAACAACGCTGAATTATACATCTGGACAAGTTGGCAAACAAATTCTTACACTCCAAGTACCACATGATGTTTTAACATCTAACACCGTTTCTGTTGGTTTCGAAAGATTCCAATATGTACGATTTAAATCAGTTACCATGAAAGCCCAACTTAATGGTACTGGCTTACATGCTGGTGCAGTAGGAATTTATGTTGTTGAGTGCCAAGTTCCCGGATCAGTTATCCCTAAATATGCGAACAACCCTACGAACTGGACGACCCTTAAGCACGTTATACTGAATGCTTCTGCTGTTTCCTCAGCAGAAATTACGATACCCTGGAGATGCCCGAACAGTTTTATCCGAATGACGAATTCTGACCCCCACGTTGATTTTATTGGCTATATAGTTATGGAGCCTCTTGTTGATCTTACTATGGCATCTGGCGCAACTACTTCACTCCCAATAGTTATTCAAGCTTTCTTTGATGGAGTTGAATTCTTTGCCCCCTCGCCGATCCCAAGAGCTTCTGGCGTTTATAATCAAAACGCCCATGTTGTTGACTTCTTAGATAACCAATATAAGTTACTTCGACCCTTGCCTGACAATCACCGACGATTAATTCTTGCTGGAGACGAACTGGAACCTTATGCAATGGATGGACCATACATAGCTCCTCGTAGACGGAAAACCAATACGCTTGCTGCTGGAAACATCAATACCACCATATCAAATTTTACGTCTGGTGGACCGATGACAGGAGTGTCATCGACAGTAAGCAATAAAGACGAGTTAGATGCTGCGCTTTCCGCTACAGTTCCTGAAGCTGCAATGCTTGATGGAGCTACCCAGTTGCAATATCCAATTACCAACTGGCAAATGCCTTTTCCTTCTCTAGCCCTGACTGATAAAAACGCCTTGCCCGTACAATACCTGACCTACAAACCGAACTGCGATACTTATACTACTGTTGAAACATTTGATACAACTGAACACGAAATGTCTATAAAAGACAAGTTTCTTGACCCGTGGAATTATAAAGCTGCTTACAACTGGAAAGTTTCCGATCCTGTCGGAACAGTAATTTGTGCTGGACCTATGTGTCCATTTGAAACTTTCACGGGATATTACAACGATAAAGGAACTTACGTATCAAATTTTGCCCCAACCTCGACCGGACTTTTGACCCTGACTCTCCTCGAAAAGACAATGTTATTTGGACCAACCCATTGGAGTGGTGCATACTCAATGAAATTTCAAGTTTACAAGTCCCAATTCCAACAAGGGCGATTGGTGTTTATGTGTTTTCCAAATGAAAACACTGTTCCATCAACACTCACCAATCAAGCAAATGAATATATGCACTATTTCGAACTTTCCCCTGGACAGACTGAATTTATAGTAACGATACCGTATTATAATACGACGCCGTACGTACGATGCCCTGAATATACCTCGACTGCCCCTTCTGCGAAACAATTTAACAACCATGCTAATGGAGTATGGGCGCTAGTAGTTATTGCGCCTTTAGTTGAAGCCTTGAACGTTCCGACGTCAATATCCATTGTAAGATGGATATGTGGACGAGCATTTGACGATCAAGGAATGGAAGTTCCTGGTGCTGGAATTAAGCTCCATAATTTTGTTAATTTGAATCAAAGTTTTCTCCCTGAATCGATCTGGACCTCTGCCCCTGAACCGTATATGATGATTAATGAACAAGACTACGACGATACTGACGAGATGCCCGACTTAGATGATGCGCTAGCTGCCTCCTCAGACTCTGGAGGAGGTGCAACAATAGCTGAACCTATAGCGCAAGCAACCGAACCAACGATGATTGCTGGAAATGTTGGACCTCGCTCAGCTGCCCCGACCGAAAACATTCAGTTGAATTACGAAACTGTTGATGACCTTCGCACGCTCTTACGCCGACCTGTGCTCCTCAACAACTTTTCAGTTGTTGGTGGAAGTGGAGAAGCTGGACCCTTGACCGCTACCTACCGATTTTGGAACGCCCCACCCGTTTGTTATTCTGCTAATGCTACTGCTCTTTCCGGACCTGGATTGTGGCCTTTAATTATGTCACACTATGGATATTGGTTCGGAAGATTCATTTGGATACTTCGGAATAGAAATTCATCAAATGTAATGGGTATGGAGACCGACATTACATATTATCCAATTGTAACAACTGATGCATTAACAAATCAACAGAATATAGACGGAACAATGATGGATTCAAACGCAAATATTGAATTACTTACTGGAAAAACTTCTGCCCCTTTACAGACCTATCGAACTGGACATGCCCCGCTTGCAATAACTTATGTTAATGCAAATTATCAAATAGTTGAACCACCGTCACAAGGACATCACAAATGCCAATTAGCCCGACCTGTTACAAGTGGAACGCCCTATGCCGTACTCGTAGGTAATTACACTGATTACCTTTATGTTACCGGACAATTAGTCGTCAATTGCACATGTAATCAAGCAACGACGATATCACCAAATCCCGCGTACGTTAAGAATGATTTGTGGATGAATGTCATGGTACGCGCTGGAGATAGTTTTAGATTTGGAGGATGGATAGGAAACTTTAGAGTTTTCCTTGTTGGATGGCAAACAACTGCCACCACGGTAACTGGAATATGGCCTGACACTTGGGCTGGAACTGGAACAAAACCCCAACCTAATTTCTTTATGCAAAAGCCCCGACCTGTAGCTGCTGGACCACGAATTGATGAGGTATATCCCGGAAATTTTAACAATATTTATATTGATAATACCGGGCCCATCTCTGTAACTGGAACAGTAGGACTTTCAACTGTTGCTCCATCCGTATGGACTAACTTAATCACCCAACTCAACACAAATGGACTCATTCCTACTAAAGTAGAAAATTTTCCTCCTCAAGGACCTATAACTGGAACTGTTGACGTAGCCAATTTCCCTCAAAATCAAAATGTGACTGTGACGAATCCTTCGAACAACGTAACCGTGACCAATTTCCCCGCTGTACAATCTGTAAATGTAAACAATACACCGAACGTAAATGCAATTCAATATGGTGGAGCCGGTGTTCCATGGCACATCAGTGTCGATAATATTCCAACAGTCAACGCGCAGCAAAGTGGACGATGGGACGTTGTGGTTGACAACGTCGCCGTCGATGTTAATGTCGTTGGCACAGCTGATGTAAATATAGCTGCTGTTAACGGAGATTTTAACAACTTTGCGCGTAAAATTGGAGAATGGGGAAGTAATGTTCCAACCACCTCCCTGAACATTGGACTCTACGGAAACATCCCTGGCGATGCATATCATGCAACTTTCGCCAATTGCACCAATGGCAATAAAGCTTATGGATTAGTAACATCCAACACTGCCGGTGCAGTAGAAATAAACATTGAAGACTGGGATGCTCAAGCTGCTGGGCTTGAAGAAGATATTGATTTGATAAAACGAACAACTGATGGACGACCGCCCCACAAATTTAACATGCCGAATGCCTCATTACCTGCCCTGACACGAGAATATGAACAAGTTGTAACCTGGAATTACTCACCTAGCCCGAATATACGACGAGATAAACCTTTGATTTTCCTTTCCGCTGGAGTTACAGACGAGGGAACTGCAGGCTTAAATATAATTCAAATTTATGGTAATCCAAATGCCATTTCAATAGCCTCTTCTTTCCCAGAAATTTGTGAATTCCTTGTTAATGATCCTGATAACGAAAGGAAATATCAAATGACGCTTCGATCAATCGAC